GAAGATATTGTATCCACATCAAATGGTAATATTACTATAACACCAAACGGAAGTGGTGTGGTAAGATTAGATGGCAACGTAGACATTCAAAGTGGATTAATTGACTTAAAAAACTCAGGGTCAAGATCACAAATAAAATTTTATTGTGAATCAGGTAATGCTCACGCACAAACACTTCAAGCTGCACCACACTCAGAAAGTGCATCAAATACTTTAACGCTACCAAGCACAGGTGGTGATGTTGATTTAGTTTCAACAGCTTCAACAGCCACACTCACAAACAAAACTTTAACAACTCCAATCATAACAG